CTTTTTGATGAAGCCGATAAGCAAAAGATGCTTGGAATGGATGTAGGTTTTGTAATGTCTTTTTCTACTCAAATAATAGAGAAATTATTTGATACTAGCACAGTAGAGCAAGCGGAAAAAAACTAACTAACGATCCGCAGCGGTTGGCTGTTTACAGTTTAGCGGATCGCTTACATCAACCGTTAGATACAATACTCGATATGTCTATGGAAGAATTTATCCACTGGATAGCATTTTATAATATGGAAGCAAAAAGGATAGAAAATGGCTCAAAAACTTGAAACAACAATTTCAGCTAAAGATAGATCTAAAGCTGCTTTCCGTTCGTTTGGTAATGGCTTAAAAAAAGCTTCTGGAGCTATCTTAAATTTTAAAACTGGTTTAGTAGCTGTAGCTGGTATAGCTGGGATTGGTTTATTAGTTAAAAAAAGTTTAGAAGCAGTTGATGCTAATAAAAAACTTGCTGATAGATTAGGCTTATCAACACAGCAACTTGCAGGCTATGAATATGCTGCTGTATTAGCTGGTGAAAGTATTGATACTGTTAGATCTGCTTTTGGTAAAATGGAGAAAAATCTCTATGAAGCCGAGCGTGGATTAGGTACAGCAATTTATGCTTTAGATAAGTTAAATATATCTGCAAAAGAATTAAACTCTCTTAGCACTGATGAGCGAATAAAAGCTGTTGCTGATGCGATAGCAGGATTATCTACGCAACAAGAAAAGATCGGCGTTGCTATGCAGTTATTCGGCAGAGCTGGTGTTAACTTAGTTAATATGCTTGATACAATGAGCGAAGGTTTAACTGAAGCTCAAGAAAAAGCATTAAAGCTTGGCTATGCTTTATCTAGCGCTGCATCTGCTAACATAGAAAAATATAACGATGCCTTTGCTCGTTTAAAATTAAGCATACAAGGTTTAGCAAATGTTTTAACCGCAGAACTTGCTATAGGAATGACTCAAATAACAGATAAGTTAACTGAATTTTTAGAAAAGTTTGTAGAAAAAGATGGTATGCAAGGTCTTTTTGATTTCTTTTATGACTCTATAATTTTAGTTACAAAAGGCTTAACTAATTTTGGCATAACTATTTTAAATGTCTTAAAAAATATGGCAGAATTTGCCAATGATAGTTTTTTAATATCTGGTTTTGGTGATGTATTTTCAAAAGAAACTTTAGAAAAACTAGATAGTGGAGTTGTAAGCCTTAAAAATTTACAAGGAACTATTGAAGCCAATGTATTAGCTTATAGAGATTTAGCTAAAGCAGCTAGAAATTCTGAAGAAATTATAGGTAGCACTGGTGGCACTGGTACTTCTGGTCAATCACAATTTGCAGATAAATTTATTAAGTTAGCAACTTTTGGTCAAAAAGCTGGCGAAGATATATCAACTGCATTTGATACGGCAGCTGTAACAATATCAAGTGCATTTGGTAAAACTTTTGAAGATATGATTATGGGAACTAAAAAAGCTAGTGCAGCTTTTAAAGATCTTGGTCGAGTTATTTATTCTGAATTAGTTAAAATGTTTGTAATGAGAATGATAGTAGCACCATTTACAAATGCTTTTGGTGGCTTCTTAGATACAATTATTCCTACTACAGGAAAACAATATGGCGGATCTGTAAGTAGGGGTAAGCCTTATATGGTTGGCGAACGAGGAATGGAAATGTTTATTCCTAATCAATCTGGTACAATAATACCAAATAATAATTTAGGCTCTGGAACTGTTGTTCAAAATATAAATATATCTACTGGCGTTG